TGGGTGTTCTATCTCGCGGTCATGAACTTGAAACGCGCAAAGGACGCAGGGCAACTATCAAAGACTGCTCTCATTCTCGGTGCACCTGTTCTGTGGATCGGCTACCTGTTAGACGCATTCGTAAACATCACGCTAATGACAATCGTATTGCTGGAGTTTCCCAAAGAAATCCTAGTAACTGATCGGCTTATCCGTCACTCAAAGGCTACAAGCGGTTGGCGGCTCAAAGTCGTTTACTGGTTTCAACCATTGTTAGACCCTTACGACCCATCGGGGAAGCATATATGAATGAATTTGTTGAGCGCAGGGCGAATCCTCAAGAAGCGGGTTGGCATCTCAAGAAAGAAGTCAATCTCTCCATCATTATTTCAATCATCGGTGTAGGCGTTGCTTGTGTCACTGGTTACACGGATTTGAAACGCGATATAGCTTTGATTAAGGCTGATGCGGCGGTATTACATCAACGTGATAGCGCTATTGAGATTTCCACAAAAGAAGCAATCCGAGAACTTCAAGACGCCATGCTTCGTATGGAATCGAAGTTGGATCGTCTTATTGAGCGACAAAAATGATTGCCAATATCTCTGCTTGTGGTGTCGGTCTAGCATCTGATTTGACGCCTGAGGAATTGGGAGACGGTGTTTGGAGTGACGCATTGAATGTGCGCTTCAATAACGGCTACGCAGAGCGCTTTAAAGGCACTGTAGGCGTGTTTGCAGCGCCCACAGTGACGCCTTACTACATTGCTCCATACACCACTGCTACCAATCGTTATTGGGTTCACGCTGGCTTGAATGCTGTTTACGTTGATGACGGTACAACTCGCACAGATATCACCGGAACTGCACCTACAGGGGCGATTGACAACCAATGGACGGGTGGATCGGTTAACGGTGTTCTTATCCTGAACAACGGTGTTGACTTGCCTATGTATTGGGCGGGTGATACGGGTACGAACCTGGCAACCATACCGGGATGGGACGCTACTTGGAAATGCCAAGCAATGCGTCCATTCAAGAATTTCATTGTGGCTCTGAACGTCACCAAGGGAAGCACAAACTACCCTAGCATGGTGAAGTGGAGTACCACACTAAATCCTGGCTCTATCACTGCTGCTGGTGATTGGGACGCTACTGATGCGACTAAAGACGCTGGTGAACAGGACTTAGCTGAGACGCCAGATAAGATAGTTGATGCTCTCCCATTGGGAGACTCTCTGATTGTCTACAAAGAGCGTTCGATGTACTCTATGAGCTATATCGGCGCACCATACATTTTTAGGTTTCAGCGGTTGCCCGGCGAATCTGGAATGCTTGCTCGTGGTTGTGCAGTAAACACACCATTAGGGCACGTTGTCCTAACCGCCGGTGACGTGGTATTGAACACCGGGCAGGGTGTTAATTCGATTGCCAATGGACTCGTTCGCAAGTTCATTTTCAACAACATTGATTCAACCCACTACACACGCGCATTCGTCACTGCGAACCCGCAACGTAATGAGGTGTGGATTTGCTTCCCGTATGGAACTGCCAGCACCTGTACACGCGCTTGTGTGTGGAACTGGATTGATAAGACGTGGGCAATTCGTGAGCTAGATAACGTCACTTGCGGTGCTTTCGGGCAAATCAATTACTCTGTTGGTGGCGATACATGGGCTACCGCTTCTGGTACTTGGGAAACAGATGCAGGCTCGTGGAATGAGAATGAATATTCACCGGCTGAGGCTCGTTTACTCATGTCGCATACAACACCTGTTATCAGCTTGGTTGACACTGGTAACACGGATTTTGGCTCACTGATAGAAGCGAACCTAGAGCGCACAGGAATGACGCTAGGCGATCCAAACGCTATCAAGGTAATCAAAGGTATCAGGCCAAAGATTGATGGTAACTCTGGCGCTACGGTATCGATTCAAGTTGGTTCAAGCATGACGCCTGACGGTGCTGTTACTTGGGCACCAGCAGCAACTTTCACCATTGGCACGGATTTCAAGGTTGATACGTTCTCAATTGGTGGTAGGTATATGTCGGTGAAGTTCTCAAACATTGATTACGCTCCCTGGCGCATGAAATCCTTTGACATTGATTACGTTTCAACGGGAGCCTATTGATGCGATACATCCCCGGCTTAATCCTTGATGACATGACGCGGCGCGAGTTTGAAAAGATCGCTCAAGCCTTGGAATCAGCTAACGAGCGGGTAACGCTACAGGTGCTTCACAAGGCTCCTGAAAAGTATCGTGAAGGCACGATTATTTGTGCTGACGGCACTAATTTCGACCCTGGCGCTGGCGCTGGGTTCTACGGATTTCATTCGGGCACTTGGAACAAATTAGGGTAAACATCATGCCAATCTCAATCGGTGGACAGACATTCACAGACGATCAAATCAAGCAGTTTTATGCCAATGGTGGCAATGACAATATGTTTGCTCAAAACCTCGGGCTTACAGATCAAAACCAGATACATGACCTAGCTATTCAGGCTCGGGCTATTGGTGGCGCTCCTACTGGTGAGCAGGCTATGAAATATGCCTTTAACCAGTATCAACAGTACAACCCTAATGGTGCATACGCGAACAACTACCAAGGCTTTGTAGGGGATCAAAACCCTGCTACTGCTAACGCTATCCGCTCGGGAACATATACAGGCGCTTACACATCGCCAACAGACTACGCGCCGGGTGGAATATACGAGGGCGTCAACGCTAATTACAAAACGTATGGCCTTGGCGCTCGTGGTTTGGGTGACGGTTGGGACGCTGGTAAGTTTGCTGGTTCTGGTGGTGGCTCTGCAAATCTCGGCATGGGTGGTGGCGGCGGCTCTAGTTCCTCCAGTTCTACAAGCACATCCGGTGGGCAAAACCCTTATTTGCAAGAGATGGGCAACACCATCGTCAACCAAATGACGGACAACTACAACCGTAACCAACTGCCTGCAATGCGCTCAGGAGCAATGGCTGCGGGTGGCTTTGGTGGTTCGCGTCAAGGTGTCGTAGAGGCTAACGGGTTGCGTGATTTGAACCTCGGCATAGGACAGAACCTAACCAGCCTGTACGGTACTGATTGGACAAATGCTCAAAACCGCAACCTGACTCAACAACAGATTACCAACCAAAACAACCAGTTTGGAATCTCGCAGGACAACAACAACGCGCAGTTTGGCGCTAGCTACGGTTTGAACGTGTTGAACGCACAAAACCAGTGGGCACAGAACGGTGTGCAGGCAACGACGAATATGCAGAACACGCCTGCTAACTATCAGACGATGTTCAACCAGCAACAAAACCAGATAGCAGGGCAGGGCGGTACTTCTACCAACACCCAAAATAACGCTGGTAATCCTTGGCTCGGCGCTCTCGGCGGTTTCCAGCTTGCAAATCAAGCAATCAAGTAAGGATCAATCATGACACGCGAAGAATTCATTGCAAAGTACGGAAAAACCTTTGTTGCTGATGACAAAGGCGGCAACGCTGCTAGTGAAGTAGCAGGCATGGACGTTGGCAATTACTACGATATGTTCCTTGGGCCTGATGCTAAGTCAACGATGACGGTCGGCGGTTGGGATAACCCACACGAGGTGCCTATCCAGTGGGGTCAGGGCCGATACAGTGATTCAAATCCTGCGTTTGATGCATGGTCTAACGTTGATCCACACCCAGAAAGTAATCGCGGGAATGGATTGGATGAGGCATGGAAAGCAGTCGGCAGGCCACTTGCAACGATGGCAGCTATGTATTACGGTATCAACGCTTTGGGTGGTCTTGCTGGTGGCTCTGACCTAGCTTTTATGCAAAACGGTCAAGTAGCAGCAGCTAACCCGGTAGCTGTAGAAGGCGTTACAGGTTCTTCATTCGGTAGCGGTATCGGTGGTGATTTGCTTGCCAGTACGCCGGGATATGAAAGCGCTTTGTCTGGTGGAGCACTAGGTAGCGTTGACATTGGAAGCAGTCTCATGCCTGCTGCGTCTGGTAGCGGTTTATGGGACTCGATCAAGGGTGCAGGCTCTTTACTCAAGGGCAATTCAGGACTTGCACAGCTTGCTGGCGCAGGGTTAGGCGCTCTCGCTTCTGGTGACACGCAAACCAAAGCATCAAGCTCAAAAGACCCTTGGAGTGAAGCAGTCCCGTACCTTAAGGACAACCTGAAAACAAATGCAAATATGCAGGAGTATTACAGGGCTAACCCGTTCTCTACTGAGCAGAAAACAGCCTATCAAGGACTGTTGAACACGCTTGCAAACAACCAAGCAAACGCACCTGGCTTGCTGGCTAACGCAAGTGCTTTCGGACAGTCTAGCCGGGGCAAGATGCCTGCGATGCAAGGGCTTCTAAGTGGTACGCAAGCTGCTCCTATTGATTGGGCGCAGTACACGAATATCGGGAGGAAATGATGGGATTACTAGACCTATTTAATACATACGAGGGACAGCAAGGGCTTGGCCTTTTGGCTGCTGCTTCTGCTCGTTCTGACGGTGCTGGATTCGGGCAACGCCTGCAAGAAGGCTTGGGCATGGCTGATAACTGGAAACGCAAAAAGGCGGCAGACGAGTTTCAGCAAATGCAAATGGCTGACCACCTTGCACGGATCGAAGAGGCTAAAGCGCAACGGGCGCAGCAGGTTACAGATTCTGCTGCTGTTCGTGGTGCGTTTACTCCAATGTCTGGTGGAGACGCAATGGCTAATGGGCAAGGACCGACTATTGCCAATGCAGCGAACATCGGACAGGTGCAACCGTTCGACCCACGGAGATTTCTTGCACAAAACCCGCAGGCTAGTCTTGCGGCTCTTAAGCAAGCAATGGAGATGAAAGCGGCAATAGACCCAAAGAAAAAATACGGTTTTCACTCTGTTGACGGAAATCTGGTTCGTACTGATGAAGAGGGTTCTGCATCATCTGTGTTTAGCGCAGGGCCAAAACAAGCTGATCCAAATAAACCGTTCACGCTTGGCCCTAATGGTGAGTTCGTGCCAAACGTTGCATATCAAGAATATGAGCTGAAAAAGGCTAAGAGCGGCGCAAACAATATCAGATTGTCAAACGTTGGGCCAAAGGCGTTTGAGACAGAACTAGGCAAGATGGATGCAGAACAGCTAGTCAAGTGGCGTGAAGGTGCAATGACCGCGCAAAACACGTTGTCAACAGTCAAGAAGCTACAAGAAGCAGACGCCAATGGTGCATATTCTGGGGGTGCAGCCAATCTGAAAATGACGGTTGGCAGCTATATCAATGGCATAACCGGATCAACACCAAAAGGCCAAATCGGTTCTGAGCTTTACAACGCTGAAGCGAGTAAGTTAGTTCTTGACCAGATTAAAACCCTTGGTGCTAACCCTTCAAATGCAGACCGCGAGTTTATCCAAAAGACCGTTCCTCAACTGTCAACAAATGCAGAGGCTCGAAAGGCAATGACGCAGTTCATGATGGAAAAGGCGCAATCGTCAATCAAGCTCTACGAACGCGCAAACGTACACGCACGAAAAAACAGTGGGCTAGGCGGGTTCCAGATCGTTGAGCCAACAGGTGAGTGGTCTATCACTCCAGTGGGGCAGTAAATGGCTCAATACCAAATAACGTCACCAGATGGAAAAGCCTTTGTAGTTAATGCTCCTGACGGGGCTACACAAGACCAAGTTCTTGAATTTGCGAAATCGCAGTGGGAAAAGGGAAGTAAATCCAATCCTGTTGCTGAAGCTCCAAAGCCTGAGTTTGATGACCCCGGTTTTATGGGTTCTACCTTGATTGGTGCTGGGCGTACTTTTGACCGTATTGGCAAGGGTATGCAGCAACTCTATTACGGGGCCAGGGGAAATGAAAAAGAACTGGCATCACTGAAGGCTAAAGCAGAAGAAGATGACCGCGCTTACAAGCCTCTACAGGAGGCTAGACCGTTTGCTACAGGGATAGGTGAATCTCTGCCTTCAATGGTTATACCTGGAGGCGGCGCAGCAACATGGACGGGTAACGCATTACGCATGGGCGCTAGTGCGGCTATTCCTGCGGCACTAGAGTACGGTGACGCTGGCGACAGATTATTGAAAGCAACGATTGCTGGCGTCACTGGTGCTGCTATCCCAGCGGCTGGCGCTTTGTTCAAGTCTGCAAAAACGTTTGCTGAACCACTTTACGAAGGTGGTAGGAATTCCATTGTTGGCAGGACGCTAAACCGTATTGCTGGCGATGATGCTTCCAATGTCATCCAGCGTCTAAAGTCTGCACAACCGCTAGTTCCTGGTTCTATGCCGACCGCTGCACAGGTAGCTGAGAACGGTGGTATTGCAGCTATGGAGCGCAGTGCGGCAGGGGCTAACCCATCTGCATTTGCTCAGCGCAAAATGGAGCAGGCATCTGCACGTCTAAACGCACTTCGCGGGATTGCTGGTGATGATGCAGCGATTGCAGCTCAAGCGACAGCACGTGAGGCAGCTACTAAAGGTTCATACACGCAAGCAAAGAATGCCGCTTACGTTGTTGATGACAAGCTGCAAAACCTTCTTGATCGACCACTGGTTAAGAAGGCAATGGAAAGAGCCAAAGGCATTGCAGAAAACGACTCCAGACAATTTGGATTTACAACAACAACATCTGCGCCTTTCCGTGGTGTTGGTGGTGGTCAACCTCAAGTAAAAACACAGGTTACAGGGCAAGGACTTCAAGACCTGAAAATGGCTCTTGATGATATGTTGCGCGATCCAACATCAGGCATTGTTGGGACTGAGGCAAAGCAAGCGCAAAACCTACGTGGTCAGGTTGTCGATTGGATGGAAGGTGCAAACCCTGAGTTTAAGGCTGCACGGACAACCTATGCGGCTATGTCCAAGCCCATCAACCAAATGAAAGTCGGTCAAGAACTGCTTACAAAGTTGGAGCCAGCATTGGCAGACTTTGGCGCACTTGGTCAAGAAACAGGTGCAACCTTTGCGCGTCAGTTGCGTAAAGCAGACCAGATGGTCAAGACCGCTACAGGCTTCAAAGGTGCTGGCAGCTTGGATGAATTGATGGGGCCGCAGAACATGGGAACTATCAACAGCATTGCACAGGACTTGGCTAGGAAGTCAAACGCTGAAAATCTTGGGCGTGGTGTTGGTTCTGACACTTTCCAGAAACTGGCAATGCAAAACATTGCGGAGCAGTCTGGAATGCCGCGCCTGGTTGGTGGACTGCTTGATTTTCCTGTTGTGTCTAGAGCGACAAAGTGGGTTTATCGTGACTCAGACGAAGCTGCCCAAAAGGTTATTTCAGAGGCAATGCTAAACCCAGCAAAAGCGGCTCAACTGATGGAACAGGTTGACAAGGGGTTATTGCAGGACAGTCCAAAGCTGAAGCAGGCACTACTTCAAACTGGTATGCGTATTGGTGGCTTGCTTGGGATGACGGCTACGCAACCATAGCCAGAACTTTGCTTCAAGCACCTGTACGCCTAGCCAAAACAGTGGGCCAATGAAGCCAACAACTAAAACAATTCCAAGGATTCGCCCGTATTCCATCCATTCATTCTAAGCACACACCAGCAAAACGCAAATGATTACTTCCCGCGACCTGAAAGACCTACTCCCGCGAACTGCTGAAAAGGCGAAAAGAATGATCGCCAATTGCAAGGAAGCAGGAATAGATTTGCTTGTAACTGCCACTTACCGGGACAACGAAAGCCAAGACGCCCTATACGCGCAAGGCAGGACATTGATGGGCAAACGGGTTACTAACGTGCGTGGCGGTGACAGTTTCCACAACCATCGTGTGGCGGTTGATGTAGTCCCGATCATCAATGGCAAATGCGTATGGGATGACCTTACTTTGTGGGCAAGGGTTGGCGCTATTGGTACGCAGTGTGGGTTAACTTGGGGTGGGTACTGGAGCAAATTTCCCGATAGGCCGCACTTTGAAGACCCTAACGGGTACAGCATCGATCAGTACAAACGAGGAGAGGCTAAATGAACGAATTTTTATCAGGAATCGCACCTACGCTGGCTTCGGCCATTCTTGGGCCTCTTGGGGGCGTTGCGGTGTCTGCGCTAGGCAAGATATTCGGCATCGATGGCGCGACTACTGCCGAAGTAGCCAAAGTGTTTCAGGATGGCAAGTTAACACCGGAACAGCTATCAGCAATCAAAGCGCTGGAAATGAAATATCAGGCTGAAGAGAAAGAGCGCGGATTCCGTTACGCAGAACTTGAGTACAAAAGCACAGTCGACGCGCGTGATATGCAGAAAGTGACTAAAAGTTACTTCCCGGCGACTCTTTCCACGTTCGTGACAGTTGGTTTCTTCAGCATCTTGATAACCATGCTGGTGTGGGACTACAAGCCTACAGAGCCGCTGTTGGTGATGCTAGGCGCATTGGGCGCAGCATTTGCGGCAGTGGTGAACTTCTGGCTTGGTAGCTCGGCAGGTAGTCAGCGCAAAAGTGAATTGCTTGTAAATAAGTGAGGATCACATGGGATTACTAGATCAGCTTCAATCATTCGGACAAGGCGCATCAAACAGCGCTGCCAGTAACGTTACAGCACCCGTAGACGGGCTTGCATGGCTCTTACGCAAGATGGGTGTGCCTGTACCCTCTGATCCTGTTGGCGGCTCTGATTGGGCTGCTAAACAAGGATTAACGGCTACGCCTAAAAATCACGTTGCTGGCTTGCTTGGCGAGGCTATCGGCGGTGTAGCGCCAATGCTGGCAGCGGCAAAGGCTCCGCAGATTGCGCGGGGTTTGTTGCAGATGGAAGCCAATGCAGCGGCTCCGAAAACGCTTAATCCGCAGACTGGCGCTATTGTGTGGCACGGCTCCCCGCACAAGTTCGACAAGTTTGATTCGTCAAAGATCGGCACTGGCGAGGGTGCGCAGGCTTACGGGCATGGGTTGTATTTGGCTGAGTCGCCAGATGTGGCGACAAGCTATATACCAACAAATGAGGCTGGTAAATCAGCTATTGCAAAACAATTGCAGGCAGAAGCAAAAAGGGCTGCAAGGTATTCAAACGAAGGCGGCATGGAAGTGTTGGAGATGTTCAACAAAGGCTATACACCGCAGGCAATACGCAACAATATAGACAACATCATAAGCGATGGCAGTGTTCACCCATCTTATGCGAAAAAGATGAATCAAGCATACGAAAAAGGAATGCAGATTTATAAGCAGAATAGCGGAGGCTCACTCTACAAAGTAGACCTCCCAGACGAACACATTGCAAAGATGCTGGATTGGGATAAGCCGCTGAGTGAGCAGCCGCAAATTCGCGGAATGATACAGAAAGATCTAGAAGATATTCTTTCAACTGACCGCAACGAGATGCCTTGGACTTATGGGAAGAAGGCCGACGACATGACGGGTGAAGATTTGGTTCGGTCGTTCGCATCAATTAGAGGCACCTACGCCGGTGCTTCCGATCTTCTAAAGGAGGGTGGAATCCCCGGAATCCGCTACCTAGACGGCGGCTCTCGCGGTGCAGGTCAAGGCTCTAGTAACTTCGTGGTGTTCCCCGGCAATGAGGGATTGCTCTCCATATTGGAGCGTAACGGGCAAAGCCTGAAATAGCATGGCAAAGCCAACACCAGAGCGGATCACTAAATAAGACCGTTTTTGGTACGGAATCGTAGTTAATCTCCGTGGTGCGGCTCTAAAAGCGGAAGCGGTTTAGGAAGTAATGCGGAAGTAATGCCTGCAAACATAAGCAGAGCAGGAAGTGCTTTCGCTGCAAAGTAATCACGCAGGGTCATGCCTTCAAGCCGTTGCAATGGCTTCATATTTCGTCCTTCCTGTTTCCCTCGTACCGTAGTCGGGAATGCTGGCGCTTCTTTCATGTCCTACTCCCTTCGTATCTGTTGCCTGCGTTATGCGGGTCAAACGGCTTGTGATTTCGCCACTCCATCCCCAACAACTCCCACGAATGCCTGACCGGGCGTTGTGGTGGTGTCGGGTCTGTTTTCTCGCGCTTGATAGCGTTGTAGCAAGCCTTGCACTTACACGTTGTTATGTATCGAAGTTGCTCGGCGTAAAACTTGTTTATCGGTAGCGTTTCCCCGCAATGAGAGCATTGTCTTTTTATAGTCATGACTCATTCCTTAGTGTCTGACTCATGGCCCCAATAGCCCAGTTCGATGCATCGCGAACTTCTTTCATTGCCACGTTCAAAGTCGCAAGCTCACGCGCCATATCCAGCTCTCTCTTTGCGTCCATTGCTCTCATGCGCCGGATTATTTCGAGTTCAGATTCGGCCTTGCGTGCGCGGCGTTCCCATTGTTTTGCAGTTGGTTGGCTCATACCGGGTGCCCTCCAATGTCATCACTCTCAACTGGCGGTAGTGGCAGTGGCATCCAATGGGTCAAACCCTTGGCTTCGTGGTTAACCCATCCATAGCCGTTTTCGTACTCGGAATAGCACCATGCGTAGTAGTCTTTAGGGGCGTATTCAGGACGCGCCCATTGAATTTCACAAACACGATCTCCATTCCATCCATCGAACACAGAAGTAAAGTCCTTCGGCGCACTCTCAATCGGCCTCCACTGTTGTGCGGCTTCAAGTTCAGCAACCCGCTCTCTCAGCGCATCAATCTCTTGCTCTATCGCATGTTGTTTGATAGCTGCAATGTTTGGGTGCTGCGGGTCTGTGCATAGCATTGACTCGCGCCACGTTGGGATGGGGTTCATTTCCTTGCCTCCAACATTTCGTCTGCGTACCTGTATGCGTCTACTGCACCAAGCCTGTGTGGTAAATCTCCTTGGTCGCCAATAATCAGGGCGGCTAACGCCTTCGCTGCAAAGTAGTCGCGCAGGGTCATGCCCTCCATGTGCGATTGACATGTTTGGTATGTTTGCGGGAAGGCTGGCGTGTTGTCTCTCATTTCAACTCCTTCTCAAGCGCAGCGATTGCAGCATCACGTTTTTCAACAGCAAGAGCGCATTCGCCCCACTGCTTAATGAACTTCAAAGCCTCAAGCGCCAGCCGCATAGCCTTGGGGCTGTCTGGTGGTGATGTGTAGAGCGGCACCGGAAACTCTCCGTCATCGCAGTACGTGCAAGCCTCGCCGTACATATCTGGCGTCCACGCCATCGGGCCTTGCTCTGTCTCGGTTAGGTACGCTACTGGCTTCACTGCGGCCTGCCTTACCCCGTTTGCTGCGGCGTAGTTCCTTGGGTCCATACCACCAAGGCTGACAACATCAGAGTAACCATGCGCCTGATTAGTCAGGTTGCTGAAGTCTTTGGTTGATGCTGCCTGTGCTTGCGCTGCCTCCCATCCCGCGAACGCCCCCTCTGTCCATTGCGAGTCATACCCGCCGAAGCCGTTGTCTGTGATGTTGATCCCTTGTGATGTTGCCCACGCCTCGAATCGCTCTTGTTGTGTCATGTCGATTCCTTTCCAATCAATGCGCGTTTAAGCATCGCCGTGGCCGTCGCCGTGGCCGTAGCCGGAGCCGTAGCCGTCGCCGTGGCCGGAGCCGTCGCCGTGGCCGTAGCCGTCGCCGTCGCCGTAGCCGTCGCCGTCGCCGTAGCCGTCGCCGTAGCCGTCGCCGTAGCCGTAGCCGTAGCCGTAGCCGTAGCCGTAGCCGGCGCCGTCGCCGTCGCCGTAGCCGGAGCCGTAGCCGGAGCCGGAGCCGGAGCCGTAGCCGGAGCCGGAGCCGGAGCCGTTAACCGCGGGCGACATCGGCGGCCTCGATGCTGGCGCGCGCTGCGGCGCTCGCGGGGATGACCTCGATCGCCTCGGTGAGCACGATCGACGGCACGACGGCGCAGATGCGCGACTTTGCCGGATTGATCCCGCCGACCGCGACATCGCTCAGGCTGATCCCGCGGTCGGCCGTGTGCCAGCGCCACAGCCGCCGGGAATCCTGCAGCTCGACCTCGCGGCCGTCGCGCCGCACCAGCACGCCAGCGTGGACGCCGGCGGAATAGGTTCGCACGATCACGTATTCACCCATTTCGTTCTCCTTTTTTGGGGGGGGTCGGCATGACGCCGGCGCTGCGCCCCTCGCGAGGCGCAGAACGGGGGGCGTGCTGTCAGCGGGCCGCCGCGAAGGCCGGGAGGTCGCGGGCGGCGTGCACGAGGTCGGCGACGAGACCGGCGCCATGGATGCCCCCGAGGATGAGGACGACCCACATGAGCGCGCCGAGCGGCACGCCGACCATTAACCCGAGGGCCAGGCTGCCCTCGTGGGTATCAAAGGGAGCCTCCGTGGCTACGCTCTCGTAAGCACATCCCAGTGTTTGCGTGATGCTCATTTCGTCCCCCGTGTGAGCTCCCCGGTTTCAGCGCCGCCAGTGGCGGGATCGGTCGGGGTGTGTGGGGATTAATATGCATCACGCGCATTATTGGGTCAACAAGAAAATGCACTAGGTGATGCATATTGGTTATTGACCGATTAATGCGCCATGTGCATAATCTGGCACATGAGCGACCTTGCAGCATTCCTCACCCAGAGCGGACAGACCCAGAAGCAATTCGCTGACCGTGTCGGCGTTGACCAAGGGACCGTTTCCCGTCTGATCCAGCGCAAAATGCGCCCCAGCCTCACGCTCGCCGTCACTATCGAGAGGGAGACGGACGGCGCCATTCCGGCCGCCTCTTGGGTGCCACTCTCTGACCAGCAGCAGGGCGCAGCTTGACCTCGGCGTTCCGGTCATTCTTCTTGCCAGTTCTGCGTAACTCTCGGACCCGCTCCCGCCACGCAGGTGGCGCCCGAGCGGACGACCGGCCGGCGACGGTGACCTCGCCGGACACGCCTACGGGCGATTCCTCCCTGAACTGGCCGGGGCTTCGGCTCCGGCCGTCTTTCCAGCCGCCATCGGCGGCGCCAGCCGAACGGACCGCGCGCGGGAAACCCACCCCACCCCTCGCTCCCCCCGCCGCGGTCCACTGCCCCTTCCTGGCATCGGCTGGCGCCTCCCATGTCGGTCAGAGGCCCGCATGAAGGGTCCGCGCATCATCGGCGACTGGACGCCCCCGAACGGTGCGATGGACCTGCTGTCGGGAAGCGACAGCGCCCGGCTGGAGCGCTTCGCGAAGGAAGCGCGGGTCGATGCGGCGTCCGTCGGAGCGGCGCTGATCGAGCACGGGCTCCGCATGCTGGTCGCCGAGGGCCGGACATCCAGCGGCGCAACAGCGGTCGATGTCGCCAGATCCGCGCGCCAGGCGCAGCGGCGCGGCGGCCGCAGAAAATAGGGAGAGGCACCGTGGCCAAGAAGGCGACGACGCTGCTGAAGCTTCAGATCGACCTTGCGACCCCCGCCGGTCGCGCCGCGATGAGGGTCTACCTCGACGGGCTCGATGCGGTTTCGGGGGTCTCGCCCCGGCAGGACGCCTTTACGGGCGTCTCGGCGGAACGCGCGGCATTTTTGCGGTTATGGACCCCTGCCCGTCCTGCCGATCCCGACCCTGCTTCCGCGCCAGAGCCCTCGCCGGTTCAGGCGCCCGAGCCGGAGGAGCCGGCCCCTGAACCGGCGAGGGAGGAGGGGGCGCCGGAGGTCACAGCCAAGCGGGTAAAGCACAAGCTTCCTGCCGACCCGCCGGATACCGACTGGAACGGCCTCGTCGCCCTGGTCCTTGCCGGTGATGGCGCCCGCGATGTCGCCAGTCGCAACGGCGTCTCGGCGCAGCGCCTTCA